GGCAGCTTGATAAGCAACCAATTCTTGTCCGCATAGAACGACACGGAGCGGTATGTTGTCTCACGCCCACGCTGCCCGATTGCGGCAATCGCCGCTTCGTCCAGCATTTTCCACAAGCGCGGGATCTTTGCATAATTGCTGCGATAGGCATTGACCGCACGGTAGGCCAACTCTTCGTCGATCTCCGTGCCCATCGCGGCGCACGACATGCGGAACTTCTGCGCGCCCATCGAATAGCCGCAGCCGAGAATGACGGTCTTGCCAAGGAAGCGTTCGAGACTGTCCTTGCCAATTTCTTCAGCCGGGACGTTGAAGATCACAGCCGCCATCTCTTCATAGACCTTGCCGCCCTTGGCGAAGAGGTCGATCAGGTCTTGCTGACCCGCGAGCCACGCCACGCCGCGTGCTTCGACTGCCGCATAGTCGGCCCACATGAGCCTGTGTTCCGGCGCTGCCATGATCGACCCACGCACCATGCGCGACAGGGTGGACAGCACTTTGTCCATCGACGCAGTCAGGTTCTTCCGGGACCAATCAAAATCCTTCACGGTGTCGCGCGGGAGGTTCTGCAACTGGACCCCAGCGCCGCTCCACCGCCCCGTGGAAGCACCGTGATACATGAGATTGCCACGCACGCGCCCGTCCTTCGACACCCGGTCGAGCATGGCTTGGAACTTCTTGACACTGCTCTTGCCTGCCAGCAGACGGATCTCCAGCACGCGCCGGACATCGTCTGGAATGGCTCCCGACTTCAAAAGGTTTTCCACAGCTTTTTTATTGAGGCTCTCGTCTTCGCCTTCTAGAACCCCAAAGCCCTTGGACAGCAGCCACTGCCGCAGCTTTCCGACGTTCGTCGCTGCCGTGACCGCGCCATCGGTGATCTCATTGAGTTCCTTGTTCAGCGCCTCTTGCGCCTCAGACGCGACCTGTACGGCGTAGGTGGCAAAATCCACGTCTATCGCCACGCCACGGTCGTTCATCTCTTCCGTCAGCAACCAGATGTCACGCTCTTCCGGGGTCAACTGCCGCAGGATCTTGTCGAGTTCGCGCTCGACCTCCACGTCGGTCGCGCAATACTGCGCCAGCCGTTTCATGCGGGCATCATCGTCCCACCATGTGATCTTGCCGTCTTCCGCAACAGAGCGCGGGCGGCACATGCGGAGCATGAGTGAGCGGCCTTCTGTGTCCTTCTGGACCTCTAGCCCCAACGCCATTGCAGCGCCTTCGAGAGAGCGGGGCAAAGCTTGGCGCGCTGCGCGGGCGGCGGTGTCATCCCATCGGTGTGGGGGCGGGACCGGCCACCCGTGTCGCGGGCCCATGATGTAGCGCATCATGGCTTTTTCAAAGCCTGCGTTGTGCGCGACGATGATGCAGTCATCGTCCGCAAGGGCGGCGCGTAAATCTTCTGGCAGTGCGACTGCGTCCGTGTGGAACCATGTCTGCACCGGGCCGTCATCGACGGCGTAGCAAGCGAGGATCACTTCCGTCTCTGGATCTTCTGCGTAGCGGTATGCGCCTGTGACGCGGAGATCGACTGTGCTGCGCGTTTCAAAGTCCAGATGTAATCTCATGCTTGCCTCTTAAATGATTGAGGGCGGCGACGGGACTGAAGCGCCGCCGCCCTCGGGGACAACTGGGGGAATTAGTTGTCCCAATCTCCTGCCGTGCCGATTTCAGCAGCGATCTCGTCGAAGTCATCCTTCGCGCGACCAGCGCCGCCACCGAACGGATTGTCGTGCTGGAGCAACTGAATGTTCTGGAGCGCGAAGCCCACGCCCTTCAGCACGTTGTCGTAAGCGTAGGCCCGTGCAGAGACACGCGCCCAACGGCCAGCATAAACCTCACGGGGGTCCGTGATTTCGTTCTTCATCGCATCCACGATGCCCGGCTGGTTCTTCGTCTTCAGAGCAACGAATTTCCAACCCGGCTCGTAACCAGCGAGATGTTCTTTCTCGCCAGCGTCACGGATGACCAGCTTCGGCCCGCGCAACGTCTTCGGCCACTTGCTCTTGTCGTTGCCCCACTTCTCTGCCGCCGCTGCGTTCAGAGCCTCGACCATCGGAGCAGTGTCGTAGTCCGGCGGGAGGAGGAGCGTGACCTGATACTTGTCGCCCGGCGTACCGTCTTGGTTTTTGGCCGGTTCGAACAAAGCCGGGAACGACATGCGACCGGGTCCAATGATAAGTTTCGTCATTGCTGTTTCACCTTTTCACTCTGCAAAATCATCAGACGCGGTAGAAGTTGCAGAATCCTTCTGCACGTCTCTGGAAAGATTGAACCCACTGCTTTCACTGACTGTGAGGTCAGCGAGATCAATCACTACACCCTGCTTCTTAGCAAGGCGCTCTGCCTGCGCGGGGGTGACAAGCTTCTCGTCGAGAAACCCATCTAGACCCTCCGACGCAAGGCGCTGCTTCACGATGCGTTCATCACGCCACTTCCGTTGTGCCCGCTTCGCCTCCAGCTTCCAGCCCGGAACGACAACGCCGTCCTCTAGTTGCTTGTGAGCCTTTTCACGGACCGCCTTCAGCCACGTTTCGATGACATCAGCTTCGTTCAGCACTTCCGCGATCATCGTACCCGTCATGTCTGCCGGATCTTTCAGATCGTCGAAATCTCCTTGCAACTCATCTAGCGTCACCTTGCGGCGCTTTACCCCGCCCAACCGGGGCTGCACCACGACTACTTCAATGTCAGTAAACTGTTCTGGATTGCCAGCAACGGTCAGCGCGCCAAGCGCATAGAAACCCAATTGCGGATTGATCTTGCCGCCGTAATCCACTTCGACAGCAACGCCACGACCGGCCTTGAGATCAAGCACGCGCAGGTGCGGCGGCGACACGATGACCGCATCCGCCGTACCAAAGAACTCAGGATGCTGTGGGAGTTTGAAGCGTTGCTCAACCAGCAGTGAACCGCCAAGTTCTTCATGCTCACGTTGGACCACGTCCACGTAAGCCTGTGCGACGGACAGTTGCTCGTCAGTAAATTCTTCAGTGTCGAAGAGCCGGGTTTGCCCGCGCAGCATGTCTTCTGACAATGCGTGGAGACGTGAGCCTTCCTCCGCAAATGCCGACGATACGTTCTCGATACCTTCAGAGAGGCTAATCGACCCCGGACACCGCATCCACCGATGCGCTCCGCTTGCTCCGAACCTGCTGTGCGCTGCCATCTTTTTCTCCGTCCACGATTTCACTGACTAACTTGGCTTTACGCACTAGCACCCTAGTCACATCTTCGTCAACTGACTTTTTCAATACACACAGGGAAGCGTGGACCATATTGGTTTGCCCGCCCCGATATGAGCGTGCAATCGCCTGTTCGTTGAGCGCGGGTGTCCACGCCGGTTCTGCGATGAACACTCTGTCTGCTACTTGTAGATTGAGCCCGGTGCCTGCGGCTTGGATTTGTCCGATGAAAACTTTGCACTTCGGATCTTGGTGGAAGGTTTTGAGCGCGGCTTCTCTTTGGGTTGGTGTCATTCCACCTTGATAAAGGACCGGCCCATTAAACCGCAGCGCGTCAAATATCTCCTGCCCGACATCGGTATGCTGGAAGAAGACCAGCACTTTACTGTCACCACCGGACCAGATGTAGTTTTGAACCGCTTCCGCAACCGCTTTCGCTTTAGCCAAACCAATCCTACGGCGGAGAGTAGACAGAGGAACTGATAGCGCAGTGATTGCAGTGATATCATTACTGTCATCCCGTAGCAGGCGTTCCAACTCTTCCAGCGCGTCCATTGGCACGTCGGTCAGATCAATGTCGCGCGGTTCTACGACGAACGTGTCCACCAGCAACGGCGGCAAATCTTTTAGGACATCCACCTTCCGCAGCCGGGACATCGTTGGCCCCAGCTTCTGCCGCAGTTCGTCCAGATTTTTGACCCCAAATATTTTTGGACCATAGGGGGTGTCAATATATTGACAGTAGCGTTCGATCCAATGCGAGAGCGTGCGGCAATCGCCTTTGGCTTCTGGGAACAACCGGCTGACGTGCGTCCAGATCTCACTGGGGTCATTCATTATCGGCGTGCCGGTCGCAACCCACACACGTTTTGCGCGCCGGAACAGCGCACCCGTACTGTCCGCCTTAAAGCCATACACGGCCCGCGTCCGCTTGGCGGACGGTGTCTTGAGCATGTGGCCTTCGTCTAGAACCAAGCTATCCCATTCTGCCGCAAAAAGTTGCCGCCACACTGGCAGCGTAGCCATCAGATCGTATGAACAGATGACCAACTCCGCATCAGGGCGCAACTTGTCTTTACCGTTCCGCAAGACCTGTACAGCTTCCTGTACACGTGCACCGTAGCGCACCGCTTCTTCAGCGACTTGGAAACGGATTGCAGCCGGGCAGATATAAAGCTGCCGACCGTCCTTCCCCGCCTCCAATAATGGCCGGGTTTTCCCGCAACCGGGTTCCCATGCAAGAAGAAAATGCCCGCTCTTTAGGGCGGGCATCACGTCGGCTTGGTGTTTCCACAAATTCAATTCAGAACCCCAGTGTCCATATTGGCGAGGTCTTCGACCACCAATTTCTGCGCCACGGCCAATAGGGTCAGGGCGA